CGACGAGCGGCGTGCTGATTACGCGTCGCTCCGTTCCTATTATCTTTTTGGGAACTCTCCCGAAGAAGAACCGGCCCTCTACAACAAGATCTTTTCCCACATCGACCAGCTCTGCTCGTTCCTCTATTCGGCAGAGACCACGCGCTTCAACATTTCGCTTGGCGCGGCGGTGCATGAGGGTGAGCATCGCAAGATCCCCTCGCTGACCCAGTTGCTGCACGACGAGTGGAACAATTCAAACGCCGACCAAGTGTTCTCGATGGCCCTGACTTGGAGCCTCGTTTACAATTCTGCGTTTGTGAAACTGCTGATTCACAAAAACTCCATCCACCCGTACTTTGTGGACCCAGGCAATGTGGGTGTTCTGCGCGAGGACGTTGCATATACCGACCGGCAACAAGCCTTCTGCATGACTTACTTTATCACAAAAGCCGATCTTTTGGCCCGTCTTTGGTCGCATCCAAAGCGTGATAACATTTTGTCCCGCGTGACCTCGGCAATGAATCAGCCGCAGATGATGCCTGAAGGTATTAACCGCATCATCATGTCTCAGGTCAACCCGACCATGTATGGTAACGTCAATTTGGATCTGTCCGGCTTCAACCGCATGAAAGCGCGTCTGGCTGAAGATACCATTGAAATGACAGACCTTTACATTTGGAACGACGAGACAGAAGATTACCAGATCGTAACAAAAGCCGAGCCTGACGTGATCATTTATGACCGCGAAGGCGAAAGCATGTTCTTGAAGGGCGAGCTACCATTCATTCAGGTATGCCCTAACCCGCAATACGATTACTACTGGGGACAATCAGAAGTCCAAAAACTTGTTGCGCTGCAACAGATGCGTAACAGACGCATGACTGAGATTTTGGATCTGCTATCCAAACAGGTCAATCCTCCGATTGCCCTGTCTGGCTTTACCGGCATCTTGGACGAGAAGAACTTTGCGCTGAACCGCGCTGGTGGCCTTCTTTCAACCGACATGCCTAACACTAAAGTTGACAAGCTGGCTCCGACCATCCCGCAGGATCTGTACGCCCAGCTCAAAGAAATTGACTCCATGATGGAAGAGGCGTCGGGGATTTCCTCGGTTCTTCAGGGTCGTGGCGAACAAGGTGTGCGCTCTGCGGGTCACGCATCGCAATTAGCGCGGTTGGGATCGAGCCGTGCAAAGAAACGGGCATTGGTTGTTGAGGATGCTCTTGAGAAAATGGCAACATTGTATCTCAAGGTCATGCAACAGTACGACCCAACCCATCTTCGTGACGCAGACGGTGTTAAGTTCATTCCAGAACAGTTCACCCGCGATTACGTTGTGAAGGTTGACGCCCACTCTAATAGCCCGATCTTCATGGAAGATCTGCGCTCTCTGGCATTCAACTTGTTCAAGGCTCAGGCCATCGACAAGGAAAGCCTGATTGACTTGCTCGACCCGCCAATGAAGCAAATGCTTAAAGACCGTTTGAAGAAAATTGAGGAGAAGGGCGCACAGCAAGCCGCTGAAAAACCTCCTCAAAAACCTAAAGCGGGTGCGTAATGGTTAAGCGTTTAACATCAGGTGCTGGCAATCAAATGCGAGCAAAAGCTAGTAATTTGGCAAAGTCGAATAAACCTGCTAGTCTTACCTACAAGATTGAGAATATTCGTACCAAATCGCCCACCGTGAAACGGGCTGGTAGGAAAATAAGGGGTTACTGATGGCTGGCTTTTTTCGAAATATGTCAAAGAGCATGGCAAGTTCTAAATTTGCACCTGTAGCGCGAGCTGCAAACAAAATTAGTGCTGCAAATCGTAATTCAGGCGGAGCAACAGTTAGTGCAACGCCTAGCCGTCTTAAACGGTCGGCAAAAAGAGATTAAAAGTTTCTGATGTGAAAGTCAGTTCGAGTTTGGGGACGTTCACTTTAACCTAGGAGAGCTCAACATGGCTCGTCGTCGCGGTCGTAAAGCAAAGCGTTAATCCTTAGGGATTACGTTATCACCCTTCCCACAACACCTTTCTAGAGGAGCGCATCATGCGTCGCAAAGGTCGTAAGGCAAAGCGTTAATAGCTACGGGCATAGCTCGCTAGTTGACGCGTTTCCCTTGAGGGGGAGGGAACTTCAAATATATTCTCCCTCGATTTTTCTATCTGAGGATTTGTTATGGCGAATGAACAAGACTTGATGGCGATGATGTCGGGTGGTCCTGCTGCCGGTGGAGCTTTGCCACCAGGTGCGCCTCCTTCAGATACGACGCCTCCTATTCCTACGCCCATGTCCACGCCTGAACCGAAGAACGGTCAGCGCGAAGCAGCATTGATCAATGTGAGCATGGCTCTTGATCTGCTGGAACAAGCTCTTCCTGCTGTTGGCAGTGAGTCCCCAGAAGGTAAGAAGTTGATGTCTGCTCTGTCGGCATTGACCGGCCTTCTCGGACCTAAAAAGCAGAAAACCGGCGAACTTCAGAACGCCGAGATTCTGCAACTGTTGCAAAACCTTCCTCAAGCCGGTGGCGGCACTCCAGGCTCTCGTTCGATTGCTGGCGCACCTCCGAATCTCGGTTTGATGAATGCTCCAGGTGGTCCTCCCGCTGGCGCACCTCCCATGCCCCCACCTCCTGGTGGCGCACCTCCCATGCCGATGTAAGGATGTCCTAACATGGATCTTTTTAAGCCTCGCGGCGCAGCCGCACCTCGTAATCCAACGACTGACCAGCAGCAGAATGGTCAGATCACTAACCCACCTCGTTTTGCCCACATGGGCGGTCTTTCCAGTGCCAACAAGGCTACTGCAAAGAACAGCATGACCATCAAGCCACCTGGCGATGGCCGTAAAGTAATCTGAAGCACATAGGGGACAACAATGGCTTCTTTAGAAGATCTTTCGCCCGAAGCACGAGATGAGCTTGCTCTCATTTCGCGCCAGCTTGCTGAAAATCCTGAAACACGGGAAGCGTTCCTTCGTTTAACGAAGAAGGCGCGTCCTGAAATGACAATCGACACCATTGACATGCAAGACCGCATGGATGCTCGGTTGCAGGAAATGCAATCTAAACTCGATTCAATGGAAGCGTCAAAGCGTGAAGACGGTGCTCTTGCAGAGCTTGAGCGTCGGCGTCGCGAGTTGATTTCCAAGGGCAAAGCCAAGTCCGAAGAAGATATTGGTCGCATTGAAAAGATTATGCTCGAAAAGGGCATTCAGAATCACGAGACTGCTGCGGAATATGATCAGTGGATGCGTGAAAACTCGAAGCCTACTGGCCAGAGCTTTTACAACCCGCATTTCATGAACGAGACTGCGCGTGACACGCTGTCAAAGTTCCATAAGAATCCGGTAGGAGCCGCCCGTGACGAAGCATCCAGAGCACTTATGGAACTCCGTAAGAACCCTGGACGTTTTGGTATCTAAAGCAGCGTGGGGACGCTGAAACAACCTAGAAGAGGTTAACGATGGCTATTGGTGGTGGTATTATCCCAGCTACCGGCTCGTCGCAGTTTAATGAACTCACGTACGTTACGCGTCGTGCGTTCATCCCTAAGCTGGTGGTGCAGCTTTACAACTCCACCCCACTTATGGCTGCGTTGATTGCCAACTCACAGACTGCAACGGGCGGTGTCTCGTCTGTTACAGTTCCCGTACAGGGCTCACAGTTCGTAAATGCTCAGTGGTCCGACTACAGCGGTTCTTTTGCACAGCCGTCAGTTCAGCAGGGCGCGTATAACGCCGAATTTACGCTGAAGCTGATGATTGCTCCCGTTCCATTCCTCGGTATGGAAGGCGCAGTGCAGCAGGATCATGCTATCATTCCTCTGATCGAAGCTCGCATGAACGATGCGACCAACGTGATGATGGATGCGATGGCTTATTCGCTGTACAACAACACGACCAACACTCAGCAGTTTACTGGCTTGCCAGCCGCTGTTGATGATGGGACCGGCACTGCCACTTATGGCAACATCAACCGCTCCACCTACACCTGGTGGAAATCCGGTCAGTATGCCGCTGGTTCGGTCAATCCTACCCGTCAGAACGTGCTCCAGTACATTTCCGGCACTGTTAAGAAGGGCGCAGAAGTGCCTTCCTTTGGTGTTTGCGGCTTTGGTACTTGGACTCTGCTGGCTCAGGATTATGTCGGTCAGGAACAGTATGTCATCACCCCAGGCTCCGGCTTTGACGGTGACGGCAATGGTCCTCAGGCTGCTTTCCGCGCCCTTATGGTCGCTGGTGTGCCGATCTACCCAGATCCCTACTGCCCAGAAGGTACTCTGTATCTCCTGAACAACAACTACCTGTCGCTCTACATCCATGAGCAGGGTCAGTTCGTGTTTACCGGCTTTGAATCGACTCTGCCTAACTGGCAGGTTGGTTACGTCGGTGCAGTGTTAACAATTGCCGAGCTTGTCAGCACGAAGCCTAAGTCGATGACTAAGGTGACTGGCTACAACTCGCTGTCACTGTAAGAGGAGCTTGAATCATGGCTGGTGGTATTTCAAAAATCCTCGTCGCAAGCACTCTCACCAACGCTCCTTCAGCGTATTTGCAGGTCACGACCATTACCTCGGTTGGTATTGGTAACTTGACTGCATTGAACGCTGGCACGTCCTCGGCTCAGTATATCCCTGCTGGTATGTATGTCCTCCCGACTGCAACTAGCAATGTGACCATTGAGTTGAATACGGGTGCAGCTAACGTCAATAACTGGGTCACATATCTTGCAGCCAATACTGGTGGCACCATCATTTCTGATGGTTACAACATGCGCGGTAACGCAACGACTGCTACCCAGACTTTGACGCTGTATGGTGTGAATGGTGGTCAGAACGCGACCGGTCAATACAACTCGTAAAGGGGTATAACCTATGGGTAATCCAAATCGAGTTGCATCTAATACGCAAGATGACTTTGGTAACTATCGCGTAGCGACGGTTGCCCAAGTGTCTGTATCAAGCACGGGTAATACGATTGCAGTTTTGCCAATCCTTGACGGTGGTCTAACACCTAATACGGGTTCGTTTATTGTACGTCGTATTACCGTTTGCAATCCGGCTAATACGGCTGGTGGAACGGTACAGACTTTGCTGCCAACACAGGTGTCTATTATCACTTCGAGTGATGGTAACACGAGCAACGCAGTCGCATCTTCGCAGAACCTGACCAACATCACTGCTGTAAACACCTTCCAAGACCTGACAATTGCCTCGGCATATCTGTCAGGGGCCGTTACGGCTTCTGCACTTTATGTGAAAGTTAACACAGCGGGCGCAGCAAACCATGTTGTTCGGTTCAACGTGTTTGGTGAAGTGGTTCAGTTCTGATGTCTAATGTTTGGGTCACAAATGTCGGGGAAGAGTTTTTCATCGACCAGTGGGATAGTGTGCAGTATGCTTTCTCTCCCAACAAACCGGTGGAGATCCCCGACTATGTGGCCCGACACATCTTTGCTTATAAGCTGGATGACAAGATCCCCTGTTTGGCTCGCCTTGGTTGGGCGGTCACAAACAATGACGTTCCTAAGGCTATGGAGCGTCTCAATAAGTTTGTGATAACCGAGGAGAAGCCTCAGAGCTACCACAATGCGTCCCCAGTGGTAGAACGAGTACCCCTCCCCGTTTCACGGCGGGGTGGGGGAAAGGACGTTAAGTGATGTGGTGGTGTCATGATCGTAACTTTGCAAGATTACATTTTTGTTGTCAGACGGTTGCTGCATGATGCAAATGCAAACTTCTGGACTGACGAAGAACTAACAATCGACATCAACGATGCTCGACAACGCCTTGTGCGTGATACGGGCTGCAAGCGCGTTCTTCAGACCAGTGC